GTTATGGTTATACAGGTTCTTCAGTTGAGGAATGTATAGAAGACTGGTGTAGTAATCAATATACTACAGCAGGGCTTGTCAAATACTATGAAGCGTACTATACTGGTGAGAAATATAAATAAAATACTTATTCAAAGACAATGCAAAAACTAATCAATGTACTTGCTCTTGCGTCTACTGCTGTATCTATTGCCGTTGTTGGCACTGGTGCTTACGTTTACGTTAACAAAGATGCCATCATAGAAAGTGTTACTGAGAAGGCACTTGGTTCTCTTGGAGGATTTGGTGGTGCTGCTGGTGCTGGAGCACTTCCTTTAGGAACTAATGATCTTGATACTCCATCTTCTGAACCATCTGCTGCTCTTCCTAGTGCACCTGTGAATTTCTAAATGATTGAATCGATACTAAAGAATGAACTCTATATGGGGTACATCTTTGGTATCATGATATTGGGTGGATTCATTAGACAATATCATGTACTAGATGATGTATACTCCTTGATTAAAAGATATGTCAAAGACAACCGAGTTCTTATCATACTCACTTCTATATTTGGTGGCATTCTTCCTATTCCTGGTAGAGTTGCCCTCTCAGCACCTTTACTTGATGCGATAGCACCAACTGATAAGAGGAAGAGAAGTGCTTTTGGTATTATTGATTATCTTTCTACTCATCATTACTATTGGTGGAGTCCACTTGAAAAAACTGTGGCACTACCTATGGCAGTTATGGGTATAAGTTATTGGGGTTTCTTAAGTTATACTATCATACCACTTAGCATATGCCTAGCATATACTTGGTGGTATATTTTTTCTAAGGTAGATCCACAAGCAGTTGTACCTGACTTAAGTAACATTAGTGATTTCAATTGGGTAAGGGCATTGAGAGGATGGGCTCCTTTCATTGCTACTCTTTGGTTTTTACTATCAACAGGTAAAGGAGGAGCAATATTCTTCTTCCCTTGGTTTGCTGCTATGGCATGTTATTACAGTATCATCTGTAAGGACTGGAACTGGGGTAAGTATCTTGACGGTAAATTTGCTGTCATTGCTACAGTGGTTCTTGCACTTGGTGGTGTTGTTAAGCAGATTCACGGACCTGTTATGGAGTATTTGCAAGGTGCAGATTCTTCTATGATTATTCCTGTCTCTATTGTTGCAGCATTTGCATCGTGGATTATGGGTTCATCAGGTAAGTATGCTGGTATGACTTCTGCTCTTGTAGCAGTCTTTGGACCTCAGTATCTCGTTTGGTTTCTATCAACAGAGTATTCAGGATACCTCTTGTCACCAGCACATAAATGTCTTATGATAGGGCAACAATATTTTGGTACACCTATCCGCAAATACTATAAGGTACTTGGTGGATTGTGTGCTTGGTTAATAGGTTACGCATTTTTAACAACATTTATTATATAATGGATTACAAAACAGCAGGAGTTGATATAGAAGCAGGTAATGCTTTTGTTGAACGACTAAAAAATAGAGCACCATCCATTGGTGGATTCAATGGTATGATGTGAAGGTTCCTTCTGGTTATGAGGAACCTATTTTAGTATCTGGTGCTGATGGTGTTGGTACTAAAATTAATATAGCAAAGATTAATAGAGAATTTAATACTATAGGTATTGATCTCGTTGCCATGTGTGTCAACGATGTGATTACATGTGGTGCTAAACCATTATACTTCTTAGATTATATTTCTACTGGTAAGATATCTCCTATCATAGATGAGATTATGGAAGGTATTCTTAAGGGATGTGAATTATCAGGGATGGATCTCTTGGGTGGAGAAACTGCCGAGCATCCTAGACCTGCACCACCACCAACATATGATGATGATCTTGATTTAGCAGGATTCTGTACAGGTATAGTTGAGAAGAATGAAATAATAGATGGTAGTTTAATACGTGAGAGTGATGTTGTTATTGGTATAGAAAGTAGTGGAGTCCATAGTAATGGGTATAGTTTGATCCATGAACTTATATGGAGACAGAAGATATATTATAGTGATATGCCTGAGTTGCTTACTCCTACTACGATCTATGCTCCTGTGGTTGCAAGTCTAATAAAAGATTTTCCTATTATGGGTATGGCACATATCACTGGTGGTGGTATTCCAGAGAATCTTCCTAGATGTATTCCTGATGGATTGAGAGCAAGAGTTGATTATAACTCTTGGAAGATGCCAGATGTCTTTAGTAAGATTATGTTAGCAGGTGAGATTCCAGAAGAGGAAATGAAGAATGTATTCAATCTTGGTATTGGGTATTGTGTAGTAGTTCCTGAGAATGTAGCGACTGATGTTCAGTTAAGAATAGAGGGACATGGTTTAAAATCTTGGGTTATAGGAGATATCGTGTCTATATAAGAGTAGCAACTCTTAATTAAATGCCAGAAGAAGTAAAGGAAGAACTTCAGGAAGAAGTTAAGGTAGAAGAAAAGAAGAAAGGTTTCTTTGGTAAAGCAAAGGCAGCACTTCTCCCAGATGCCGAAGAACAAGCAGCAATCATAAGTACAGCTGTCCGTATTACTGTTCTTGCCTGGAGTGGTGGAATATTGACATTAAATTATGTTGCCATACCAGGAGTACCGCAACAGAAAATTGATCCAACTTTCATAGCTTCAGTTTTTACAGGAGTTTTAGCTAGCTTCGGAATTCAGACAGCATCTAAGAAGGGTGACGGTACTATGAAGATGAATGGTAATGGCAATGGTAATGGCAATGGTGGAGCACCTCCTGTTACTGCAAAAGACATTGAAGCAATCATGGCAAAGGCAAGTTCTGGTCCTGTTCAAACAATCAGAGTAGAGCAAGCACCTCTTAAGATTACTACAGATACAAAACCTGAAACACCTTATAAACTATAAGGAATGTAAACCTGAAGAGAATATTAAATAACTAACTAATTAGGAAAATGAACGACCCATATCCCAAGCCACGATGGGATTTAGAGAATGATGTCCTACGATTAGAGCAAATGGTTATTGTTTACGAACAAGAAATCGAACAATTAAAAATAGAAAAGGAAGAACTAGAAAAAGAAGTTCTTTTCTTAAGAGAGAGACTTCAATTAGAGGAGGATGAATAAGATGTGGAATTTTAATCCTAAGAAAACTCTTAACGATATAAAAGAGTGGGATAAGAAATGGGCAAAGAAAATTCAGGAGAAGTTTAACTTAACTGATTATCAAATGCTCTGCCTTGCTTTTGGAAAAGGATTTATTCTTGGTGCGTTGATACTCTAACAGAGTGTTGGAGTCCACACACTAATAGGCAAAATTACTCAATCCGTGCTATAAATAAGTGCAGTATGGGATTGAAAGAATCATGCCCCTAACGCAACAGAATCATTACACAGTTGGATATCACGATAATCAACTACATCATTATGAGATATGTGAATATGCTATGACAGCATACGAAGCAATAGAACACAGCAAAGAGGATGTTTCCTATCTAAAGGAGCATCCTCATTTTGTTGACTACTGCAAAAATAATTCGGAGGTTGATAACATCTCTAGATTTATGGCTGCAGGAATTCCAATGGGACACTAAAACATGACTACATTAATAATACGCCACAAGCATGAAATTATGTGGTGGATGAGTAGGTTAACTATTATGGTTACTGCACTCTTCTTATCATTCTCATTAGCACAACAAGCATATGCTGCTGATATACAAATGGGTGCAGGAGGTAATTTAGTCTTTGAACCTAATGAGGTTACAATCAAAGCAGGTGATACAGTTACTTTTACTAATGGTGATCTACCTCCTCATAATATAATCTTTGCAGGACATGAAGAATTATCTCATCCTGACTTAGCATTTATGAGTGGTGAACAGTTTCCAGTTACATTTTCGGAAGCAGGAGATTATGAGTTTCAATGTGATCCTCATGCTGGTGCTGGTATGAAGGGGGTAATACACGTTGAGTGACGTAGTTTGGTCAATTAATATAATGCTTGCTATACTTCTTGTTGGAGTAGGGATTGCAATTTACTACATATTCATGTATGATACTTGGTATCCTAATGAGCAAGTCAGTGCAGATAGCAATCTTGGAGACGCAAGTAGAGAGATTAGTGGAGAAGCAGAAGGAGCTCACTGAAAGAGTTCGTTCAAATGAGAAAGTAGTTGCTGCTGTTACCTTATTAGGTACAGTGGCACTTGCTGTTATTGGGGCAGGATATTTTACACCAAAGGCAGAAGCATGTAGTCCTCGTTTAGATGGTGAACCTACTTATTGTGGTCCACAAGATGGTGTGTTAGAGAGACCCGTTGCGGTTTCTATACCAGAGGAAGAAGATATACCAGAGTATTATAATACTAAAGTTACATTGTATGATACGAGAGTAGCACACATGGGACATGACTTCCCTACATGGCCTACTGCAGGTGAAATGATTCAGACAATAAGAGATCATGAATCACAAAAGAATCGTATATCGATAGAAGACTCTATAGGTAATGCATTAGATGAATTGGAGTGGTCTGAGGAAGAATAAATAGTATTTACGTTATGTTGTAGAAGAAACAAGTGGCAATAAAGAAACCTGGTGAATTATTTGGAGAAATAATAAAAGTTGAAACTCCTATTAAAGTAGAAGAACCACAGGCACAGGAACAAACTGATAATGTTTTTAGTTCTTTTGCTAGTTCTTTGTCGGAAGTAATCGAAGAACTATCTGCGAAGGTGAATACTTTAGAATCAATGGCACATCCAAAACCAACTGGGAAAACCCAGAAGATGAATGAGGATAGATTAGATGCTCTTGAAAAGACTCATCAATCTTTGAAAGGAGAAATAGGAATAGTTGAGCACCGTCAACAAACTAATAATTTTGATAAGATAAAGAAGGAAGTTATATCGGAAATAAAGAAACTTGAAGATAAGATTGAGATTATAAAAGAAGCATATGAAGAAAATATTCTGAAGGAAGGTCTTCTTAATGAACCACCATCAACGGATAATGAAGATCCTTTAACTGCATTAGATCAAAAGTTTGTAACTCTTGATAAGTTTGAAGAGCATTATAAATT